AGCCCATCGCTTTCTCCACCAATTTAGTTTCAGGCGCAACCCCAAAAGGGAGGCGAACCGTAGTGTGTAGTTTGGACAACTGGCGGCGGACATCACACATACTGTCAAGACGTCCACACCACACATCTGGTGAATAATAGCGTGCCAAGAATGTGACCCCTCTGTCCCCTCGCAGGACAGTAGAGGCCTCGAGTACAAGACCGACTTTTCTAGCGGACCATTCGTGGTTGATGATGGGCAGGTCAGCGTCCAATCCATCATCACCAAGGTGGATTCCGAGGGCTCGGAAGGCCTGTTCAGCAGAGTACTTTGCTCCTCCAGCATGAATGGCGTTCCTAAAACCGAGGTAGGCAGCGAAAGCCGCTCGTAAAGTCTGTGACGTGCTTGTTGCAGAACATCCAGATCCATGCGACGGTCCTTGTTCAAAGGTCGTCCCATTTGGGAGGACTCCGGTATTTCCAGCGTTAGTGTTGAGGAGCTCATTTAATTCAGTACGGTGATCTGGGAAAGCCTTCATGAAAACAAATCTGTCGACTTGCCTCAATACGTAGGTTATCGTCCCATCCATTCTATGGTAATCCGAGACATTGACCATTGAAGCGTCTGAACATATGTCAGCCACCCTCTGGGCAATCTCAATAGGAGTTTTACCAGGGCCGTACCACTCAAACTTCTTCAAGTGTTTGGATAGAGCCAACGCAAACTGCGCCATAGTCAACTTATCCCTATCATTATACGTAGATATATTCCGGGGATCAGCGCATTTTTGATACGCTTCAGCTTTAATGAAACATTTTAAAATTCGGGCCACATATGGTCCGGTCAAACATGCTTTCATTAAAGAAAGTTTTTGCTGTGGCCTTGTTTGCTTCTCAGTCACCGTATCAACGCATACCGGCGATAGGACCGTCTCCCCCACAATTAATTCCGCAAATTCTTCCATGCAACGCATGACGAATGGACTGGGCTTTGGTTCTTGTTTCTTCAAGTTATTAATGCGTCCGTCGACGCACCGCCTCTCCCCTGCAGCATCAGCAACGGGAGCATAGGCACCATGGACTAAAGGCGACATAAACGCTTCGAGCTTTGGTTTACGATCTTGGTCATATTCCTTAGGTTCAAAGGTGTATGCTCTTACAGCCTGAGAAACAGGGTAGACAGTCGGAACCTTAGCGGGTCCAGTCGCCCTGTAATACTCAGTCAGTAGAGCCGCCTCTGCGCGCTTTTCCTTACCCAACCATGACACTGTAGTAGGCAGCATGAGGTTGGTAGTACTTAGTCGTGAAACAGCAGAGATGGCCTCATCAGTTTGTGCGTCCACAGTGGCACACAACTGGCCGCCAGGGCGGGAAGTTGTGTACCACGTGTTCTCCGACGAGTGTATACGAAACCTCACAAAAGGGGTGCCGCAGACGCCACGAACGATGGGATAGAACCTGGACAATGGCTTATCTTCAATTATGTACACTGCTATCCAGGCCGCAAGACCAACGAATTTCTTAATGGGAGTCAATAACACAAGCTGACGGTGTCTACCAACCTGTCTACGCTCAATGGCGTAGGTGGTAACCGACAACAAAACACCCAGCCAGCAATTCTTCACCATTATGGAATCAGCGCCATAATCCCACAAATGGTGATTATAGTGCCCTCCACCGGCAACGATAGTATCCAAAGAACCATCTTCAAGAAAGCAAAAACTGGTGTCGTCCTCAGAAGTGCTAGCAGCACTCTCAGGTACAACTGTATACAACAATGTTGGTTTGGCTCGACCAGAAAGCAAACTTGGCATGTCAACATAATAGTCAACATCACAAATGTATTCAAGGTCTCTTGGTGTAGGTGCGCTCCACTGCACTTTCACCAACGTGTCCTTAGCCCAAAACCACTTGCGGGACCCGCGCAATAATTTGCGTTGGTCCGATCGGGACATTCCGACCGAGAACAAGCCCGCCCCCATCATGTTAGACATCAATCTAGCAAAATTGGTGGCGCTCGTTCTAAGGCAAGCAGCGGTTGGGTGGGTATGACCTTCAACAAGCGGAGGAAGGTCAAGCACGGTTGCCGAGAAAACATCGCGCACTAGGTCCGAATCATTAACGGGCCTTTGGGCGAGGTACTCAGCTAGCAATGATGCCGCGTAGCGGACATCAAGCTCATCTCGTAGAATGTAAATAGCTCTAGCCAGGGCGAGCACAGTACTTAGGGCCAGGGCCCATTCGTTCTTCGAGGGGCAGCGGGGGATTAGCC